ATTTAAAAGGTAATGAATTTCAAATACCAAATTATGTCGCGTCAAAGAGCAAACATTGCATTCAAGACAGCGGACTTTTTACGTTAATGTTTGGCAGCCATAAAGGGCAAAAGGACGAGAAATTAATGGACGCTTGGTATGAAGGTTTGGTTAATTTTACGCTGAGCAATAATAATAACGCCACCTGTGTCGAAGTTGACTGTCAAAAAATCTTAGGAGTAAAAAAAGCGTGGGAATACAGGCGTAGGCTTCAAAACGACATACCGAACAGAATTATTAACGTATTTCATAAAGAGGACGGACAAAAAGGCTTAGACGAGTTAATAGAATTTTCCGATTACATTGCTATTTCTGTCCCCGAATTACGTTTTTTAGGACAGAAAGGCTCAGTAGTAAAAATTGCAAACTACATTAAAAACAAAAAACCAACAATCGACATTCATTTGCTAGGATGCACAGAATTAAAAATTTTAAAGCAGTTGCAGTTTTGCAGTTCAGCCGATTCAACGTCTTATAAGAGCGGACTTCGCTATGGTTTTATCGATGGACACCACGTTAAAAACCTAAAAACCGAAATGGTAAAGAAAATTATCTCGGAAGAAGGTTATGAAATGATAAATAAGTATTCCAACGAACGAAACACAAATTCAATTATTACAAACGTTTACTATTTAAACCAACTATATGAAAAGCACGCAGGTCGCCAAGATTAGCATTTATTTAACAGCATTTGTTTTATCGAATTTAATTGTGTTATATTTTGGCGCAGTTGGATTGATTTTCACTGCTTTATTTCTTATTCCTTTCGACTTTGTAATGCGATGCTTATTTCACGAAACTTGGAAAGGCTTTGAATTAATTGTAAAAATGATGCTGCTAGTAATTGCAGCAGGAGTTATTACTTATTTAATTAATTACCAATCAAAAGAAATTGCAATTGCGTCGATTATTGGTTTTACAGGAGCGCAAATAACAGCAGGAATGTTTTACCAATTAGCACTAAATAAAAACTTTTTTGTTAAAGTAAACGGAAGCGATGCAGTAGGAATTATGTTTGACAGTATTGCGTTTCAATTGTTTGCATTCGGAGTTATAGATTGGAAAGTGTTTGTGTCGCAATTTGCTTTGAAAATTGTTGGCGGACTTTTTTGGTATTACGTTATTTTTGTGAAATTTAAGTTACAGGATAAATGGTTAAAATAGAAAAAAAATATCACTTTTATGCAGCGCACAGGAACAAAGCAGCAGGTGAGAAGTGTGGAAGGCTTCACGGACATACCTACGAAGTAAAATGCTTTTTTGCATTTAACGAATTAAATGAAAGCGGAGTAAGTTTTCTGTTTTCAGATTTGGACGCAGCAGTTGAGCCAATTATTAAAGAATACTGTCATTGGTTGCTATTGTGTGAAGACGACGAACTGTGTAATTATTTAGAAATCGCAGGCGAGCCATTTAAAAAAGTGCCTTTCGAAACTTCCGCAGAAAATTTGGCTATTTGGTTATTTGGACGAATTAAACGAGAAACAAAACTACCAATTTACAGGATAGAATTAGCAGAAACAAAATCATCAAACGTAATTTATGAAGAAATTAAAAGTAAGTGAAATTTTTTACTCTTTACAGGGTGAAGGAGCAAGAGCAGGCACAGCGACAATTTTTATTCGATTAGCAGGTTGCAAAGCGAAAAACGCTTGTTTTGCAGCAGGAATAAAATGCGACACTGAATTCGAAAGTTTTAACGAAATGCCCTTAGATGAATTATTGCAGTGGTGCAATATAACAGGCTGCAAAGAAATAACGTGGACAGGTGGAGAGCCGCTAGACCAATTGGACCAAGAAATAATCAAATACTTTAAAAAAGCAGGTTACTTTCAAGCGTTGGAAACAAGTGGACTGCATCCTGCGCCAAATGGATTTGATTTTATTTGCGTTTCTCCGAAAGTTGCTGAGCACGTTGTTAAAAAGAATTTTCCGAATGGAGTTACCGAATTGCGTTATGTAAGACACAAAGGACAAAGCGTGCCAAATCCTAGTATTACAGCGCAGCATTATTGGATTTCGCCACACTCGGACGGATGGAGCATTAATAGCGATAATCTTCAACACTGCATTAATTTATGTAAAGATTTTCCAAAATGGAAACTTTCAGTTCAAACTCACAAAATATGGAATATATTGTAAACAGTCCCGAATGGCATTTTCAGCGCATTTTGGAGCATTTGGGCGAAGACGTAACTCGCGAAGGATTAATCGAAACGCCAAAGCGATATGTTAAATTTATGCGCGAATTTTTGGAGCCAAAAACGTTTAACTTCACAACGTTCCACGCAGAAGAAACAGACGAAATGATAGTGCAAACAAACATTCCATTTTATTCGATTTGCGAACATCACACAGCGCCTTTCTTTGGAGTTGCAGACGTTGCTTACATTCCGAATGAGAAAATAGTTGGTTTGTCTAAACTTGCAAGGACTGTCGATTTATATGCAAACAGGCTGCAAAACCAAGAGCGCATAACAACTCAAATTGCTGAAAGACTGCAAAAAGAATTAAACCCGAAAGGCGTTGCAGTGCGATTAAAAGCGCAGCATTTATGTATGTGTATGCGAGGAGTAAAAAAGCAGGATGCGTGGACTTCGACAACTAAATTAACAGGCATATTTAAAGACGACAGCAAGGCGCGAAGTGAGTTCTTGCAGTTAATTACTAAATGAGTTAAATTTACAGCGTAAAAACAGCGAAAAATTGTAAGAAATGCCAAACGCAAATAACATCGAAAGCCATAAATTTATAAAAGGGCAAAGCGGCAATCCTAGCGGACGACCAAAAGGCAGTAAAAACAGAGCGACGATTGCTAGATTTTGGCTCGATGTCGAACAGAATTTAAAAAACCCTTTAACAAACTCAGACGAATTGTTAACGCAGGAGGATTTAATGACTTTGGCACAAATAAAAAAAGCAAGAGAGGGCGACACGAGCGCTTATCGAGCGTTAATGGATTCGACATACGGAGCGCCTGTTCAGCAAGTCGAGCAAACACAAACGAATTACGATTTTAGCAGCCTTACTGCGGATGAAGTTCGACAAATTTTAAAAGACAACGATGCTTACGAAGAATGAAGCATTAATTGAGCAGTTACAATTTTATCACGCAAAGCAGGATTTTTGGCAATTTTGCCTGCTGTATGACAAAGAATTCTTTATTAAAAGGCGCTTTTTAAAGCAGGTCGCAGTTGCATTCCAACAAATCGAAGAAAGGACAATTAATTCACTGAGCGTATCAATGCCGCCAAGAGCAGGAAAGTCGTATGTAACTAGTTTATTTTGCGCGTGGTGTTTAGGTCGAAATCCTAAAGACAGCGTAATGAGAAACACTTGCACAGCGACACTGTATTTGAAATTCAGTTACGACGTTCGAGCAATAGTTAAAAGCGACACGTTTAGAAAAGTTTTTCCTAGCGTTTTTCTTTCGGAAGATAAGGGTAATTTACAGGGGTGGAATACAAACAGCAGCAAACAAGTTGGTTATTTTGGAGCAGGTGTAGGTGGGACAATTATTGGATTCGGAGCGTCAAAAGTTGGAATAACTGACGACCTTTATCGAGGTTTGGAGGACGCGCTCAGCGACACTGTAAACGACAGGATAATTCAATGGAAAGAAGCCACTCACGACAGCCGCTTTGAAAGTGGATGCGCGCGAATAGATATTGGCACGCGTTGGTCGATTAACGACGTTATAGGTAGAAACATCGAAAGCAGTATTTATGACAAATCAATAATAATTCCTGCGTTAACTGTGGAAGGCGTTTCGTTTTGCGAGGACGTTTTAACCACAGACGAGTATTTGGAAAAGCGTAAACGGACAGAGACAAGTATTTGGAGCGCTGAATATATGCAAGAGCCTGTGGATATAAAAGGCAGGTTATTCAACCAAATGAATTTTACAAACGAATTGCCAAATTTGGAAGGCTGCATTGCGTATGTCGATGTCGCAGACCAAGGAGCGGATTTTACAGCCTGCGCAGTTCTTGGAGTAAGCGGAAACGAATTTTTTGTGGTTGATTACGTTTTTAACAAATCGAACACTGACATTACTATTCCAATGATTGCAAGTGTTTTAAATAAGTGGAATGTAACATATTGCAGGGTAGAATCCAATTCGATGGGAGCGATGTTTGCGCGTATGTTACAAAAGCAGGTTAAAACTAGGATTTTGCAAGTTGCAAACACAGGAAAAAAAGAAACGCGTATATTAATGAACGCGGTTTGGTTGCAGCAGCGCGTAACATATTATTTAAACGGAACAAACGAAAGTGAGCAATTTATTGCAAACGTGAAATCTTACTCCAAAGAGGGTAAAAACAAAACGGACGACGCTCCCGACTGTCTAGCAGGGTTGGCAGTGTTTGCGCAGTCAATGTTCAAACATATTGCTTAATTTAACCCCTATTTTTTAATAAAATTATTTGTTTAACTTTGGCAAAAATCAATTAAATGGCATTTGAATTTCTTACAACGTTTTTAAATTCGTGGAAAGAGAACGGACGATATGAAGAAATCGTCAGACGTATGCTGCCACCTTCAATACAGGTTTGGGGTAAAAAAGAAGCGGTTTGGATTGACACTGCGGACGCGTGGAAGTTGTATATTGAAATTCCCGAATTACGCGCTGTAATTAATAAACGAGCGACAATGATGGCTAGTAACGAGCCAAAGTTGTATGACAAAAGCGGAAAACGTGTTGAAAGTCATTGGTTGTTAGATTTAATTAATCATCCAAACGCAGTTCAAAGTTGGTCGGACGTTGTTTATTCGATAAGCGTTCAAGACGCACTTTATTCAAATGTTATTTGTTACGCTCCGCTTCGCTCGTTTAATATTCGGAATTTATTTGTTCCACTTCCTGCAAACAAAATTGAAATTAATCTAAGTGGTAAAAAATTAAAGCAGATGGACAAGGAAAACCTTATCGATAACTTTATTTTTACATACGACGACAGGACAAAAGAACAAATCGAGTGGCAGGATGCAATATATTTAACCACAGCGGACGGAATGAATATCGTTAAGCCGATAAGCAGAATTGACACGTTAAAATTCCCACTTAGTAACATTCAAGCAGGTTATAAAAAGCGAAATGTTTTACTCGAAAATATCGGAGCGATTGGAATACTTTCAGCGCAGAATAACGATATGGGAGGAGCGATTCCAATGACACCCGAAGAACGCGACCAAATACGGAAAGATTGGTACAGACGCAGCAAAGACGAATTAATTATAACCGAAGCAAACGTTTCTTGGCAGCCAATGAGTTATCCGACAAAGGACTTAATGCTTTTCGAGGAATTAACAGCAGACAAAATTGCTTTAATTGACGCATTTGGACTAAGTTTACACCTGTTTTCTAGCGAAAAAAATAGCACTTTTACAAATGTAAGGGACGCAATTAGAATGGTTTTTACAGACACAATTATTCCCGAAACGCAGCAAATTTATAATTCGTTAATTTCTCAATTTGGAATGGACGTTGAAGGCTATTATTTGGAAGCCTGTTTCGACCACTTGCCTGTTCTTCAACCCGACAAACAGCAGGAGGCAGAAGTTCGTAAAATAAACAGCGAGGTATTAACTAATTTGACAAACATTGGAATTACTTTAACGGAGGAGCAAACAGCATTATTAATAAATTTAAACGAATAAAAATGCCATTACCAACGCCAAGAAACACAGACAACGAAACAACGTTTATTCGACGCTGTCTGACAGACGAAACGCTATGGGACGAATACGACGACGATAAACAAATTCGCGCTGTTTGTCAAACTATTTGGGACGATTACGAAAAGCAGCAGGACAGCGATTACCAAACAGGTAAAACGCAGGTTAATTTGTATTCAGTGAAATCGAATACAGAAATTAAAGACGTGGATAATAATAAGCGCGAAGTCGCTATTTATTTATCTAAGTTTGGAAACTTGGACAGCGATAACGATGTAATACAAAAAGGCGCTTTTAAAAAGTCCTTAAAAGAGCGCGGAGTTAATAGCACAGGAAACAGAAAAATCCAATTTTTACGCCACCACGATTGGACTAAGCAAATTGGAACTTTTACCACTTTGCAGGAGGATGAAAATGGATTGTTTGCAGTTGGAAAACTAGGGACGTCAACGCTAGGAGAGGACGCGTGGCGAGATTATAACGAGGGCATTATTCGTGAACATTCCATTGGTTATCAATTAGTTACAGGTAAAAGTAAATGGATAAAAGACGACACTATTAAAGGTGGTGGTTATAACTTAATTTCGGAAGTTGTTTTGTTTGAAGGCTCGGCAGTTACATTTGGAGCAAACGAATTAACGCCAACAGTTGGAATCGTAAAAACGTTGGAAGAAAAAAACAACTATATTAACGAAATATCGCAGGAACTTACATACGTTATCGGAGCAATTGCAGCAGGCAAGGGCAGCGATGAACGTCAATACGCACTTGAAATGAAAGCCAAATTTTTGTCTTCACAACTTACATTACTCGCAGCGCAGCAGCCATTTGAAGAAAATACTGTTGAAGAAAGCGTGTCAATGGTTGAAAAAGGCTTGGATTGGAATTACATTTTCAGTAAAATAAATAAATAAATTATTAATTCTAAAAGGGAAAAAAAATGGAAAACCCAACTTTAACAGCAGACCAAGTTGTAGAAAAAATCAACGGTCTAATCAGTGAAAAAATGGCTTCAACTCCAACGATTGACGACGTTAATAATATCAAGTCGGAATTGGACACGTTGAAATCGTTAAACGAAAAATCTAGCGAGATTGAAAAATCAATTGCTAAATTGGAAGGCAAATTTGAAGCAATGACAGAAAGAGCAGTTGAAAAAGGCGCTCAGCCGCGTTCGATTGGAGAGCAGGCAATTGCAGGAATTAAAAGCCAACTAGAACTAGTAAAATCGGGAAAATCCATTACATTGGACGTTAAATCAACGACAATTAACGGAGATTACACAGGAAACATCGCGCTTTCAACTTTGGAGCCAGGTGTTAATCGAATTGCTAGACAGCAGGTTTTATTGCAAAACGTAGTTAACAGAGGAACAACTTCATCGAAATTTGTTACTTACATTCAACAAACGTTGCAGTCAAGCGCGGATTTTATTACGGAAGCAGCATTGAAGCCAACAGGTGAATTAAAATACCAAGAGGTTTCCAAAGAAGTTAAAAAGATTGCAGGTGTTATTAAAGTTTCGAAAGAAATGTTGGCGGATTTGCCATTTATGCAAAACGAAATCAACACGGATTTAATGGCAAGTGTTTCTGACGATTTGGAAAACGGAATTTTAAATGGAACAGGTGTTGGAGCAAATATCGAGGGAATGTTAACACTTGCCACAACTTGGGCGGCAGGCACTTTTGCAAACACGATAATCGCTGCTAATTTACACGACGTAATTCGAGTTGCTATTGCGCAGGTTGAAGCAGCGAAGTTTAATGCAACGCACGTTGTTTTACATCCTGTTGACGTTGCTAAATTGCAGTTAACCAAAACAACTCAGGGAGAATACGCTTATCCGATTTTCTACGTTGACACGTTAACAGGAGCGCCAAAAATCGCCAATTTAACAGTAGTTTCAACAACTTGGATGGCAGCAGGTTCGTTCCTAGTAGGTGATATGACACGCGACAATCTAAGAATGCGCGAAGCAATGAACATTACTTTCGGTTACGAAAACGATGATTTCACTAGAAATATGATGTCAATTATTTGCGAAACTCGCGCTGTTAACTATATTAAAGCGAACGACTTAGGGGCATTTGTAAAAGGAACAATCGCGACTGCAATTGCAGCGCTTGACCCTGCCGTTGCAGGATAAAAGTAATTGAATTCTTAATAAATTAGCGAACAAAATGGAAAAGAAACAAAATAAAAACAAAGCATTAAAAGCGGAAGCAGCAACGCAGGTTGTTAATTTGGACAAAGATGCTCTTTACAGATTTGTTTCAAACGGAAAGGCTGCTAGTATGCCACAAGGGGAAGAATATGTAATTACAGGCGAAATGGCTCAGTTATTTTTGGATAAAAACTTAGGCGAAATAAAATAAAAAAATGATAACAGCAGTTACAGATTACACAGGCAAATATCAACTTTCGAAAGGAATGTTCGACACTGCTAAATTACAGGAATACATCGATAGATACGAACCACGCTATTTGAAAGAATTGTTTGGCGTCGAACTTTATAACGATTTTTCTGCTGACTTAGTTAATGGAGTTCCGCAAAGCGAAAATTTTGTCAAAGTATTCGATGCGCTCAGCGAGGACATTGGTTCGTATTTTTACGCGTGGAATAACTACCGATTAATTAATACAATCATCGACTCTGAGGGCATTAAAGAACTGTTGAAAGGCTTTATTTATTTTGAGTATTCTAAGGATTTAATTAACCAAATGACACCTTATGGCAACGTAAAACCAATGGCGGAAAATAGCGAAGTGACAAACACGCTTTTCTCGCTTATTTACACACGTTATAATGAAGCAGTTCGAACATACAACGCAATTCAAGAATATATTGTTTTAAACCAAACAAAAGCATTCG